TTTATATCCTTCCTTGGTAGTGTAATATAAACGGGACTGTTTGCGATAAAATTCCGTCCAACTCTTCGTAAGGTGACACTTGCCGAGTCCTTTAGAACACCGTAATCCATTTTTAAATCCAGCCTCAACGATCTCATGGGGGAGCATGAACTCAGAGAGACAATACTTAGCACAATACCTAATACGACCACGAGTAACATGAGACACCGTGACAAAACCTTGGTAATTCCACGCCTTTTCAATGAGTCTCGTAAGGATGCGTATCGTTTTGGGTGGAAGACCAAACAGTATAATATGAAAATGAGGTCGGAGAGTTTTAGGGCCATATTCCGAAACGGCGAAGAACCGTAAATCTCCCTTCTTGCTTCCATACAAGGCTCTACGCAACCTTTTGATAAATGCGGACACGTCTTGCAACACTGCAACTCGAACCGCTCCTGCATCTGTTTGAATAAAAGGGACGTTTTCTTCATCATAAGTTAAAGTTATAAATAAATTTTGTTTACCATTTCTCTCATGATACCTCGCCTCTTCAGTAAGACGAGCAGACCATTGGTTGCGACGTTTACTACGACAAGCATAACATTTGCCACAAGGAACAATCCGAGAGCCTAATTTAAGAGGCGAAGTACACTTCATAACTACAACCTAATACCACCTCGTGAAACTCTATAAGTACGAACTCTTCTACGACGTGAACGACGAACTCTTCTTTTTCTTCTTCTCATAACAATAAAATTTTAAAATTAATATTCAAAAAAGCCAGAACGATCTTCTGAACCAGACAACATTTTAAAAATACCATAGAAAAGACCTTTCAAAGAACCAAAGATACCAGCTTCACCAGGAAGTATACCCATCTTCTGATATTTATCCTTCTCTACCTGCAAACGCCACAAATCACCTCTTTTAGATTCCATCTCAAGATCACGCAAATCATTAAGCTTTCTAGACGAAGCCATATCTAAATAAAGCTTCTGAAGATTCGCAGAAGCCATTTCCAACGTATTATCAGCCAAACGACGCTTCATATTATAATCAAAATGTTTAGAAGCAAAATCCATAAGACCATTCATCTGACGAGTAAAAGCTTCAACACGATTAAGATCAGCAGCGGTACTCTTAACATCAGTGTCCGCGGCTATATTCGTCTCTTGTGTATCCTTTAAATCAAGATCACGGCGGCGATTCATAATTTCCATCGCAGCAGGCATCATACCTGTAAGAAACTGGCTAAAAGCCTGACCAATCTGTCCGGCACCTGCGGACTTGACCTTTGAAGCATCAATATCACCCATTGAATAACTAGGAGAACCAGCGGCAGTATTACCACCATAATTACCAAGAGCCAAAGCAGGCGACAAACCAGCATTCTGAAGACGCTGAATAACTTGCGAAGGATCATTATAAGCATTTTCACGATTCCACTGCTCCAAATTGCGTTTCCATTCAAGATCAGCAGATTCTCGAGCATAATTAATCTGAGTCTGAAGATTCTTTTCAGACTGCTTAGCTGCAATCTTAGCAGCCTTCTTATTAGAAGCGCCGCCAAATAAGCTACCAACTAAACCGGAACCAGCTCCAATAAGAGCAGAAGCAATTTCAGGAGGCATAATATTAATCTTTTAAATCAGACAAATAAGGTTTCCAATCGAGAGTACCAGCCTCACGAATAAAAAGAGGATAAAGCTCAACAGGACGGCCTGTATCTTTAGTTATCTTATCAGGCAAAGACTGAATATCATCCAAAGAATTTAAAGGATAAATCATAAACCGATCAGGTTGATTCTGATCATCTTTAAAAAGAACCTGAAACATAACAGAATCAAGCTTATTGTCATCAAACAAAGTACATTGATAAACAGGATAATAATTCAAAATATCATGCAATACAGAACAAGGAGTCAAAACAACCTCCGGAGTAGGTTTACCAGTCTTATTCTGAACAACATCACAAATAATAGGTCTAGAAGAAAGAAAATCTTGCATACCTTTAAAAAGCGCCTCTTCAAAAGCAAGATCACAAAGAGATTGTTTTTGAATACGAGGATGATTAATCAAAGATTCAATAGAACGACGTTTTAAAGCAAAATGAGCCTGCAACATTTCAAAATAAGAATTACTATCTTTCATAAATTTCAGATTTTATATATTCATAATTAACAGAGTAATAAGGAGTACTACTAAGAGCCAAACAGTAAGAATAACACTTAGCCATAAACTCAGCATTAAAAAAACCACAAACAACAAAATTAATAGTGGTAATCAAATCCCCTCTCATGGGACCTTCAGCATAATAAAAAGAATAATAATAACGTCTCATATTGGTATGTTTTAGTTACAATGCAAGTGTAATAAAAAAAACAATACAAAATCCAAATTTAACATTTTTTAAATTTGGTGTCAACTGCGATAAATATGTCAAGTAGAAGGGGCGCACGGCAAGAATAAGTCTTGCCTAGTTGACAAAAAATTAAGGCTAGGAGTCGTCCTAGCCTTGGGGGCGTCGTATAAGCTCAATCAAAGCGTATTTAGCTTATCCACTACGTTACTTCGCTGCTACGCTCTGATTTTCGCTCTCTGAGGGAGAATCGGAGACCTGCGGTGCGGGCTCCTTGCCTATGTCCGTCCGAGGGACGGCCGGAGCCTGCTCGCCTTCGCTCGATCGAGAAGACTCTTTATCTTCGGGATCAAAAACTTCATCTACATCACGCTTGGGAAGCATATCGTGCAATTCATCAAACTCATATTCTTCCATCGTATCACCATAAACAGGATCACGAGTATCACCAATATCAAGATGTTGACCTAAAGCAAAACGCTGGAAAATCTCAGTAATAGACATACTCTGATCAGGAAGAGTCATAGACTCACCTAAAACAGGTTCAGAAACCTCTGAAAGAGGCACGTTATCAATCCATTTATTTCTAATCTTCATAATATTAAAGCATTGGAGTACCAAACTTAGGAATAGGACGTTTAGCCTGACAACCAATCAAAATCTCACACCAATAATGATGAGAAATTTTACCATCAGTGACAGCAAACATATCAGTACGAGGGGTGCAATTCATAAACTGCTGATTTAGAACAGGTGTAGAATCAAAAATGCGATTCATATGAAAATACTTCAAATCAGTTTGCATTTCACCATGAGTTTCAGAAGGAGCAAATCTATACTCTTGATAACGAGGAGTATAACCAAAGACTTTGGTGGAAACACCATTACCAGCATATAATTCACGATTCTGTATCTCTTGATCACCAATATTAGCCAAAATAGGCCAAAAATAGTCAAACTTGCCAGTCAAACCATGAAGCCAGTGACGACGTGTAATATTCTGATATTCGGGGCGAGGACGAATAATCATAAGACCCATGATATAACCATGTTCTTTACAATAGTAGGAAATAGGCTTCTGTCCACCAACTGAAATAGCCTTACCAGCAAAATCAGCAAGAGGAGAATTTTCTTGAGAGGCCGAGGTCTGATAAATAGCATCGACAAGAACCGGATTATGAGAAGCTCCAATAAATTCAGCACGCTGCAAACGGGCATCCGGAGATTTAACGCCAAACATTGAATAAATCATCTCAGTAAGACGAGAACCACCAGCATTCATGCGTTCCAAAAATTCCTGAATCCGGAAAGCACGGCGAAGCTCAATAATATTAGTATTTGTAGCATCAGACAGATCTGCGTAAATATCCTTCTGACCAATTCCAACAACATCAGAGTTACGAAAATCAAAGTGTTTACCATCTTCATGCAAATTGCCTTGAACCTCAGTAAAGAGACCGGTCGAAGCTTGATCAACCATCCGAAGCGAAACATCTCTAGTACCATCATTATAAACAACAGGCGCTTTATCACCAAGAGGAATGTTTACAACAGGGCCTCTCTGGATATTCGGAAGAGCAGAAGTAAAATACTCTTTTTTCCAAGAAGCTAAAAAACAACCTCCATAAACACGCTGCCAAGAATGAGCAACAGGAGAGCTGATAGCACCACCATAAATAGCCTGAATAGCAGTAGAAACTGCACTATCAGTAGTATTTCTATCTATCCTCTGATAACCATCTTTCAATTCAAAAGGAAGCTCATTTGTAAAGTTCTCATCACGAAAATAATCATTATAAATCTTAATATAAGCGGAAAAAGGAAGAAAATTAAAAGAATTGGCAGCAATAGAACCAAAGGTAGCCGAAACAGCATTTGTAGGCACACCTAGATAATCAGAAAGCATGCCAACACCAGCAGTTCTCATTTGAGAAGAACTACCTTGACCAAAATTAGTATAAGGAATAATAGGCTCAGAAGTACCATCTTTACCACCTGTTATAAACTCTTCCCAATTAGGCCAAAGAATACGACAGGGAACAAAAAACCAATACATTGATACATCAATTTGATGCATAAGAGGAAGAACCTGAGGTGCAAGACGAATACGATTAGCAGTAGCCAATTTAAACGAATCATCCGGCAAACACTCTTCTAAGAAAAAAGGAACAATCTCACCTGCCTCGCAAGTAAGCTTATTCACACGTGAGAGGTCAAACTTATTACGTTTAGGTCTCTTCAATAAAACCGAATTAATATTATTACGTGCCATTTTAAATTTTATGTTTCTTTAATAAACAATCATACATAATTACTGATTTGTGCAAATCTCTTTCCCTATTCCTGTGATCGACAAAATAGGGCGAGGTTTCAAAGAGGCATTCAAGCTCCTCAAAGGAACAAGTTTTCCGTCTTGTAAACCACACATCAAGGAAATCCTCCTCACGCCGGAGTTGTTTATAGGATTCCTCGACAGAATGTTCGAAATGAAGCCTTCGGAGTTCGGAGGGAGAAAAAATCTTTCGTTGCCAATACTCAGGCAAAGCCACTTTATATCCTTCCTTGGTAGTGTAATATAAACGGGACTGTTTGCGATAAAATTCCGTCCAACTCTTCGTAAGGTGACACTTGCCGAGTCCTTTAGAACACCGTAATCCATTTTTAAATCCA